GCGGGCGTAAGCGGGTACAACAAGCCAAAGCGGACTCCTAATCATCCTACTAAGTCTCATGTAGTTGTTGCTAAGTGCGAAGACGGTTCTGTTAGAACAATTCGTTTTGGTCAGCAAGGTGTTAGTGGTGCGGGTAAAAACCCTACAACAGAAAAAGAAAAAGCTAGACGAAAATCATTTAAAGCTCGACACGCAAAGAATATTGCAAAAGGTAAATGTTCAGCGGCTTATTGGGCTAATAAGGTAAAATGGTAATGACATAAAACCAACAGCCGTGAGGCTAAAGCACGTCGTGATGACGTTAGGAGAACACAATGCGAAAACTATTAGTAGCAGTATTGCTGCTGTCGTTACAGGCATCAGCAGACACTAAGATTCTCATAGAAAAAGCAGATCAGCAGTACGTAGTTATACCAAGCTGCAACGTATCTGAAGACGTAACTCAAGTAGCAGTACACAAGCTTAGAGTAGGCGCACCAGTATACATGAGACACAAAGGACGACAGGTCCGGTGTACAATTGAAGACTACTATCAAGTTAAGAGTTAGTTATGGCTAAAGGTGTAAAACATTACAAGCGTGATGGTACTGAATATATAGGTGCTACACACAAAATGCCTAATGGAAAAGTCCATTCAGGTAAAACCCACGGAAAGACATCTGTAAAACTTTTTCATTTTGAAGACTTGTCTAAAACAGCAAAGGAGAAAGCTATGCCCGGTTATGGAATGAAATCTATGAAGCCTAAAAAGAAAGTTACTTTGCCTAAGCGTGGTCAACGCACAGCAACTAATAAAAAGAAAAAGAAGTAATAGTTGTGGCTAAGGCTAAAGCAAAACCTAAAAAGTCTGGATCTACACCTAAGAATAAGGCTTTGTATTCTAGAGTAAAAGCAGAAGCTAAACGTAAGTTTGACGTATGGCCTTCTGCCTATGCTTCAGCATGGTTAACTCGTGAATACAAAAAACGTGGTGGCACGTATGGCTAAAGGCGGACTTAAAAAGTGGTTTAAAGAAGAGTGGGTAGACGTAAAAACTGGTAAGCCTTGTGGTCGTAAGTCCGCAAAGAAAAGTAAACGTCCATATCCTTCTTGCCGACCTAAAGCTGTTGCTGCAAAAATGACAGCGGCTGAAAAAAAGTCTTCAGCTAAACGTAAAACAGGACCAGCTAAAATTAAACACGCCGTTACAGCTTCTGGACGTAGAAGAAAAACTACAAAAAAAGCTTGACAACGTTGTTGTTTCGTGTTATACTATTACTTTATAGTAAAAGGAAACAATTATGCAACGTGTTATTTGGAAAAACGAAGTTCAAACTATTCAAAAAATGGTAGATGATTGTTTAACAATGGAAAGCATTGGAAAGCATTACGGAGTTTCTAAACAGCGTGTTTATCAAGTATGTCAAAAATTTAACATTAATACACCTCTTAGAAAAAGAAAATCTTTTTTAGAAAACAAAGGTCCGTCACATTACTGGTTAAATCATACGTTAATAAGAAAAAACGTATCTAAATTTGAAAGAGATATTATTCTTAAAAATTTAAAAGTACCTACACATTGTCCTATGTTAGACATAGAATTAAATTACTTAGGAGGAAATTCTCAAGGAGACGGTTTTGGAAGAACAGACTTTTCTCCTTCATTAGATCAAATTGTTCCTTCTAAAGGTTATGTGTTAGGTAACATCCAAATTATAAGTTGGAGAGCTAATCGTATTAAAAATGATGCTACACCAGCAGAGCTTATAAAAATTGCAAAATATATGGAAAAGTTTTTATAACAGTATTGTGGTATTGTTTATTACATGGTATAATATAACTATACAGTAAACTTTAGAGGAAACTATGACACCCGAGCTTGAAACTTACTTTGATAACTACGCTGTTTTATTTAATAGCGAAGGTTTCAAACAACTCGTTAATGAACTTTCCAATAACGCAACACAGTTAGCAGATATTCAAACAGTTAAAGATCAGGAAGACTTGTACTTTCGTAAAGGTCAAGTAGCTGCTTTTGCTACTGTTATAAATCTACAAGCTACTATTGAAGCTGCTAGAGAACAAGCAGAAGCTGAAGAAGAAGATCCTGTTGATGTTTAAAATTTATGACTTCCGTTGTACTAACGGACATGTCTTTGAAGAAATGGTAGAGTCCGGTGTTACAACCAGTAGGTGCGGTTGTGGCGCTGACGCTACTAAAATGGTATCTGCCCCGTCTTTTCACCTCGATGGTTCTACTGGGGACTTTCCCGGTCAGCACATGAAGTGGGTACGAGAACACGAAAAAGCAGGTAGAAAATAAAGTCTCCACAATGATTATAATCACGGAGTTTAATTATGTCACGAGCGCAAATGCTTGATCCACAACCTGAAGAGGAAAATGTGGACACCCTTGAAAACGAAGCTGAAGAGATTCAACAAGAAGAAGTTGAGCAACCTCAAGTAGAAGAGCCTAGCTTACCAGATAAATATCAAGGTAAGTCTTTAGAAGAAGTTGTACAAATGCACCAAGAAGCTGAAAAGCTTTTAGGTCGCCAATCTTCTGAAGTAGGAGAGCTTCGTAAAGTTGTTGATGACTATATTTCTAGTCAAGTACAACAAGCAGCACCTCAACAAACTGTTGAGCCTGAAGACGATATAGATTATTTTACAGATCCTCAAGGAGCCGTTAATCGTGCTATTGAGAATCATCCTAAGATTAGAGAAGCAGAAGAATATTCTTCACAGTATAAAAAACAAGCTTCTATGGCTATGCTTCAAAGTAAGCATCCTGATATGCAAGAGATCTTAAACGATTCTAAATTTGCAGAATGGATTAAAGCTTCTAAAATTAGAACTCAGTTATTTGTAGCAGCTGATCAACAGTACGACGCTGACGCAGCAGACGAACTCTTCTCACTCTGGAAAGAACGGAAGACAGTAGCACAGCAGACTGCTAATGTTGAAAAACAGGCACGTAAGCAGTCACTTAAGGCAGCTAATACAGGTAATGCACGAGGCAGTGCAGAGGGATCACGTAAAAAGGTATATCGTAGGGCCGACATTATTAAACTAATGAAGAATGACCCTGACCGTTACCAAGCTTTGTCAGACGAAATTATGGCAGCTTATGCGGAGGGTCGAGTCAAATAATCTAGGAGATTGACATGGCTACTGCAACTTATCCCGGTGCAGCGGGTAATACTGCAAAAACAGAGGCGGCAACGTTTATTCCAGAAATCTGGAGTGACGAGATTATTGCTGCTTACCAAAAGAACCTGAAGATGGCTCCACTTGTTAAGCGTATCGCTATGAACGGCAAGAAGGGCGACAAGCTTCACATTCCAAAGCCTACTCGTGGCGATGCGAATGCTAAGGCTGCTGACACTGCAGTTACTATCATTGCAAACACTGAGAGCGAACTGACTGTTGACATCGACCGTCACTTCGAGTACTCACGTTTGATCGAAGACATCGTTGAAGTACAAGCGCTTTCTAGCCTCCGTCAGTTTTATACTGAAGACGCTGGTTATGCTCTTGCTACTAAGATCGACACCGACCTCCACTCTTGTGGTACTGGTTTTGGTGACGGTGGTGCTGTTGTGTTCTCTGGTTCAGTAGCTCCTACTGACTACCAGCACAGCGGTTGTTTCTTCAACGACGGCGGTACTACTACTCAGTACACTGACGACACTATTGTAGCAGCTGACGTGTTCACTGATGCTTTCTTCCGTGACATGATCCAGAAGCTTGATGACAACAACGTACCTATGGAAAGCCGTGTACTTGTTATCCCACCTTCTGTTCGTAACACCATCATGGGCATCGACCGATACGTGTCTTCTGACTTTGTAACTGGTCAAGCAGTAAGCTCTGGTCTTATCGGTAACCTGTACGGTGTAGACATTTATGTCTCAAACAACTGTGCAACTATCGAAGCTGCAGCAGACAACACTGCGTCTTCTGTTGATACTCGTGCTGCACTCCTGTTCCACCGTGACGCGATTGTCATGGCAGAGCAGCAGGCTGTACGTTCACAGACTCAGTACAAGCAGGAATACTTGTCAACTCTGTACACAGCTGATTGCCTGTACGGTGTTGAAGTATACCGTCCTGAAGCTGGTTTCGTTCTCGCAGTCGCAGAGTAACGATCTTAGGGGGTCAGCAATGGCCCCTTTTCCTTTTCTTTTGTAGGAGCTTTGAATGGCTTTATTTCGTGGCACAGGTGGATCTGGTGATGCTAGTACAGACACTTATGCGTCTGAAGTAGCTCTAGAAGCAACCAGAGCCTCTACAAAA